CGGAGCACCCGGCCATCGGGACCACGCACCACTTCGCGACCGCCGACCCTGACGGTGCGGCCCACCTCGTCGCGCTCGAACTCCAGCGGTTGCTGCCGCTCGGCTTCCATCTGCTGCAGCGCCTGCGTCAGCATCTCGATGCGCTCGACCATCGAGGCAAACACCTCGCCGCTCTGCCGCTCGCCGCCCGCTTCGCCGCCCGCTGCCTGCAGATCGGCCTGCTGCTGCTTGATGCCTTCCAGTTGCAGTTTCACCATCGCGTCAAGCTGTGCCTTGTAGGCTTCCAGCGCGCGGTCCTTCTCGGCCTCGATCATGTCGATGCGCTGCTGGATGCGCGTCGCCGAAGCGTCGGAGTACATCTTGCTGGCGTTGGCCTGCGCGTTCATCACCTGCGACCGCTCGTCCACCATCTGCTTCTGCAGCGCCGACTGCGCCTTCAACTGCTCGATCTGCGACTTCAGTTCGCTCTCGCGCGTCTTGAGCGCCATCTGCAACTGATCGACCTGGCCGGACTGCTGCAACTTGGCACCCTCCATCTGCAACCGCTGCGCATCGAGCTGCAACTTCTGCTGCTCGATCTGCAGTTTGCCCTGCACCTCGATCATCTTCGGGTCCGGCGGCGGCTGCGGCGGCGGCACGGTGCGCGGATCGGTGAGATAGCGCGCCGGATCGCGCAGCCCCATGGCTTCGGCCATGTCGCTCGCGGCGTTGTAGATGTTCTCCGGCGAGATCAGCGTCCCCATGGCGCCGGCCTGCATCATCTGCGCCTGGAATGCCATCACCTGCTGCAGCGCCATCTGCTTGCGCTGCTGATTGGCGTTGCCGACGCCGATCTGCACGCGCACGTTCTCGCGGCTGCGCCACTCGCTGGGGTTGACCGGCACCCACTGGTTGCGCAGTTTGACGACCTCGGCCTTGTTCTGGTGCTTCTGCAGCAGTTCGTGGGTGCGCAGGAACAGGTTCTTGATGCCGGTTTCGGCAAAGATCCTGGCAATCATCTCGATGCGCATGCGCGCCGCGTCATAGGCCTGCGCCAGCGCCGTGGTCTGGATCTGCGACAGGCTGGACGAGTCCAGGCCCATCACCTCGTCGCCGACGCCCGTGCGCTGCTTGAGCACGCCGTCGAGGTACTCCAGCAGGCCGAACGCCTCGCCGGGAATCGACTGCGTGACCAGTGGCGCGGTGTGGCCCGCCACGTCGCCCTGCTCGGTGTCCACGCGGACGATGCCGCCAACACGCCGGGTCTTGAGATCCTCCAGTTCGACGCGGTTGCTGGCACAGGTCTGCGGATTGTTGGCCAGGTACATCGAGTCCAACATGTTGCGCAGCAGGACCGTCTTGATCTCCTGCAGATCGCTGACCAGATCGGCAATGCTCAGGCCGGTGAACTTGTGCGGCACCGGCACCGGGGTCATGCTGACGAACGGGATGCGGTCGCACTCTTCCACGTCGAGCAGGGTGCGGCCGTCGCCACCGCCAGCGAGCGTCACCTTGAGCAGTTCGGCGATGCCGTCGTCGTCCCGGTCGGCGCGCACGTAGCACTCGGCGACCGTGATGCGCTCCATCTGCCGCGCGATGTCGGCGACGCTCTCGTCGTCGCTCTTGTCCATGCGCGCTTCGTCAACCTCGTGCACGTCCTCGTCGTCGGCCGGCAGATCGTCAACGACCTTGCGCGCGTAGCCGGCCTCGATCAACTCGGAGCGAGTTTTCTTGGTTTCGTGGTAGCAGAAGTAGGCGTCGCCCGGATCGAGCGAGGTCGTGCGGTTGTCGATGCCGAACTCTTCCGGCGGCGTATTGAGCACCGCCACCTTGCCGCGCGTCGTCGTGGTGGCGAACACCACGTTGATGCCCTGCTCGTCCTGGCTGAAGTCGAGGATCTCGCGCTGCACGCTGGTGTCGGCGAGCAGGGACTGCAGTTCGATGTCGAGCAGGTGCTGGTAGGTCTCGCGCTCGGTGCGCTCATCCTCGTCCCAGACCACTTTGGCCACGCCGACCTTGGACAGCAGCGCGTCCTTGCACAGGGTGTAGAGCGTCATGAACCCTGGGTTTTTCTGGTACACCTCATACGCAACACGGTCGGTTTCCTGCTGCGCCTGATCCTCGTCCTCGGGACCGTGCGGCTCGAACGTCACCGCATTGTCCGCGTCGGTGAAGATGCGCATGAGGGACGGCAGAATCCACTCGATGGTATCGGCCACCTCACGGGTGCGGACCTGGCTTCGACCCTCGACTTCGTTGCCGTAGGGCTTGCCGTAGTAGCGGTCCAGCGCCTCGGCCCGCTCGCTGCTGATGTCGCCGCCGGACGCGCCGGTAGCGGCCTTGATCTCGGCCTCGCAGAGGGTGATCAGTTCTTCGTCACGCATGCGCATTGTGCTGTTTCCTCGGCCGGCCTGGACCGCGCCTCAACTCGACTTCCGCCAGCCGCAGGGTCAGGTTCTCGACGTGCTTCTCAAGCTCGGCCAGGCGTTCGAGCACGTCGTCGTTCTGCAGATCGCGCACGTAGTCGAAAAGCCGCTGCTGCTCGAAAGTAGCCACTAGACGACACCGTAGTTGGGGTAGGTGATCGGCTCGCGCCTGCCAACCGCCGGCCGCTTGTACATGGCGAACTGGCGGAAGGCGTCGGCAGAGTGCGAAGTCCAATCGTGCACCGGAGCCAGGCGCAACACGCGCCCCTTGGCGTCGTAGCCGGCGCGGTAGTTGCGCAGGCAGTCGAGGCCGTGACCGCACCGCTCCTTGTCGAACCACGTCATGGGGATGAGGCGCCGCACCTCCTCGATGCCGTCCTCGAGGCGATGCTGCGGTATGACCGTGGCGCGGATGCCCAGGCCGAGCAGTGCCTCGACGCGGCTCTTGCCGGTCTGCAGCTCGCGTGCGGCGGCGTCGTGCGGCAGCAGGTGCGCTTCGTACGGGTAGTCGCGCTCCTTGAGCCAGGCGGCGTAGTGCGCGAGCGGCTGGCTCTGCGCTTCGTAGTGGTCGATGACGTGAAACTCTTTGCCGACCGGCTGCACGATCCAGATCGCCGTCGCGTCGCCGATGCCCAAGTCCCACGCGCTGTAGGTCTTGGCGTGCGAGTCGTAAGGCACACGGGTGATGCGCCCCTCGTTCTCGGCCTGCTCGATCAGGCGGCCGTAGTAGGCGCCGGGGATGGCGGCGGTCCACGAGCACTCGAACTCCTGCGCGAACTGCTCGACCGACATGGTGCGGCGCGCGGCAGCCAGTTCGTCGGCGTCGATCAGTCCCGTCTCGCTCGCGCGCAGCATGATGCGCGACCAGCCGGGTTCGTCCTCGGCAGCGGTGTACAGGCGGTGGAAATCGTTCTGGCCCATTGGGGTGCCGATGAACAGCGCCCAGCCCTTGCGGTCGGCGAGCTGTGGCCGCAGCACCTCGCCCCAGGCGCGTGGGTCCATCTGCGCCACCTCGTCGAGCACCACGCCGTCGAGGTAGGTGCCACGCAGTGCATCCGGGTTGTCGGCGCCGGCCAGGCGGATGCGCGAGCCGTTGACCAGATCGACGCGCAGTTCGCTGTGGTTGGCGACCGTATCCGGCAGTGCGCTGGTCATGCGCAGCAGGTAGTCCCAGGCGACTTCTTTCGCCTGCGAGCGGAATGGCGCGACGAACAGGAAGCGGCCGTTGTCCTTGTCGGTCGTCAGTGCGGCGTGGATCAGGCGCTGCACGGCGGCCACGGTCTTGCCGGCGCGGCGGTGGGCGACGACGACGGTGAAGCGCGAGGGGTGCTCGAACAGTCCGGCGAACTGAGCGCGGTAGGCCAGCTCGGCGACCAGTTCACCCATGCGGGACGAGCCGGACGGTGATCTTGAGCGGCTGGCCTTCGCTGTCCTGGCTGATGGCGACAGCCTGCAGCATTGGCTCGACGTAGCGCGCGACTTCCTTGTGCATCTGCGCGGCGAGGGCGAGGTCGGTGTCCGGGTCGTTGGCGATCTTCGCCATGGACAGCACCGGGTGGTATCCAGGGTACTTTTCCTGCAGCAGTCTCAGGAGCGCGCGTTTCGGCTTGTTTGGCTGACCGGCCGGGCGTCCCATTGTTTATCCGCCAAGTTTTTGACTCTTGTCCCAAAAAAACGGCCGGGGAGTGGTGGGGGACTCGACCCGGCCCAGGCTTCACGAGGAGAGTCGTGGCCGGGGAGGGTGCTCCGGCAAAAGCAGTTTAGCAGGGTTTGGCAGAAAGTCACGGCAGTCTGGCCACGCCGACCGTCAGGCTGCCTTTTGGGATTGGCGTTCCTCGCAGGATGGCGAGCTTGTCGATCTGGCTGTCGTTCGGGATCAGGCCGGCTTTGACCACGGCGTCGAGGGTGGCTTTGAGCAGGTTGTCGAGATCCCGAGCGCGCCGATCCGGCGGTCTGGCGTGGATGATGACTTCGAGGCGGTCCATGTCGGTGAAGGTTGGCCAGCCGTCGAGCATGGCGCGGCGCCGGACCATGGCGTGGTAGTCGCGAGCCTGCTTGGACAGCAGGACGCGGGTATGGCCGCGGACGATCACGCTGCGGTACATGGCGTTGGTGGACGGCGGCCAGGGGAGATCGAGGAA